TACTCGACGCTCTCCAGGCGTGGGTCGTCGCGGGTACGAGCCTGCCCGCGACGAGTGTCGTGTGGGCGCAGCAGGACGCGCCGCGGCCGCCGTCGCCGGCGATCGAGCTCCGCATCTCGAACATCGGCGAGTTCGGCGGCCCTTCGTGGGCGGACACGAAGCCAAACCCGTTCACGTTCTCGACGCTGACCGTCACCGCGGTTGACACGGCCGCGAACACGTTCGCGATCGCCGGACACGGACTGCTCACCGGGGACGGGCCCGTGCGCCCGGCGTCCACGCTCGTGTTGCCGAGCCCGCTCGCGCCCGCGACCGACTACTGGGTCATCGCGCCCGACGCCGATCACGTGCAGTTCGCGGTCTCGTACCAGAACACCGGCGGCGGCCAGGGCGCCGGGAACCCGACGACTCCGATCGATCTCACGGACGCTGGCTCGGGCGTGATCACGCTCGCGGCCACGGCCGACACGGTGCGCGCCGGCCAGGAGCTCCTCGAGGTCGCGCGCGGCTACCGGAACGTCACGCTCGAGATCCACTGCCACTCGGTGGACGGAGTCTCGATGGCGATGGCGCAAGCGATCCTCGGACGCGTCGTCACCCGGCTGGCCTGGTACTCCCAGATGACGCGCCTCGACGCCGCGAACATCGGGTTCTTGAAGGCGGATCGGGTGCGCGCGATCGGCGGCGTGCGGGACGCGCTCCTGTTCGAGCCGCGCGCGTACCTCGAGATCCGTTTCAACATCCCGGCGGAGGAGTCGGGGCAGCCGCTCTCGATCTTCTCACGCGCGCAGACCACGGGCTCGATCTCGGATCCGACCGGTTCCGTGGTCACCGATCCGTTGGACATCCCGCGCACCTAGCCGAGCTCGCTGGCATTCCCTGGCCACCGTGCAATATCTGGGCCAAGTGCTAGACCAGGGAGGTGAGCGCCCTCTCCGAGATCAGCTCGCTAGTCATCTCCACCGCCACGGTGGGGATCACTCGCGCCGGGTTCGGGATCCCCCTGATCGTCTCGCACAACGCCTCGTTCCCCGAGCGCGTGCGGTTCTACAGCGACATCTCGGACGTCGGGACGGACTTCGCCGTGGACTCGCCGGAGTACCTGGCCGCGGACGCGATCCTGTCGCAGTCCCCGCATCCGGATCAGCTCTGCATCGGGCGCGCGGCGAACAAGCCGACCCAGCAGTACACGATCGGCCAGTCGGCGATCCGCAACAGCGACACCACGTCCTACAAGATCAACGTCATCGGCCAGGGCGTCACCCCGACGACCGCCGTCTACAACTCGGACTCCACCGCGACCGCGCCGGAGATCCACAACGGCCTGATCACGGCCCTGAACGCGGTCATCGGTAAGAACTACACGGCCGCGTTCGCAGCGCTCCCGAACTTCACCGCGATCCCGTTCACCGTCGCGAACGCCGGCACCGGCACGCTGACGGCGACCGGCCACGGCCTCAACACCGGCGACGGCCCGATCCAACTCACGACCACGGGCGTGCTGCCGGCCGGTCTCGCGGTCCTGACGAACTACTACATCATCGCGATCGACGCGAACACGATCCAGCTCGCGACCTCGCTCGCGAACGCGCTCGCCAGCACGATCGTGGTCGGCGCGTACACGGGCTCGTCGGGCACGAACGATGTCACGCACCAGGCGGGCACGCTCTCGCCGGCGCTGCCGTTCCTGGTCACGGGCAGCGCGCCCGGGAACTGGTTCTCGCTCGAGGTCGTCGACGCGACCGCGCTCTCGAACAAGCAGTCGCACGCGGACCCGGGCATCGCCACGGACCTCAGCGCGATGCTGACCGAGAACTCGGACTGGTACGCGTTCACCACGCTCTACAACAGCCAGGCCCTCGTCGTGGCCGCGGCCGCGTGGGTCGAGACCCAGAGCCTGATCTACCTCGCCGACGTCCCCGAGACCGCGGCGTGCAAGACCGCGGGCGGCTCGGGCGGCACGGCGGACACGCTCGACGACCTCCACACGCTCTCGCGCGAGCGCACCGCGGGCTCGTACCACCCGTCGCCGGCGATGATGATGTCGGCGGCGTGGCTCGGTCGGATGCTCCCGATCGACCCGGGCGACGACAACTGGAAGTTCAAGACGCTCTCGGGCGTCACGACCACGAAGCTCACGGACACCGACCGCATCAACCTGCGCGCGCGTGCCGCGAACTTCTACCAGCTCGTGATCGACGGCATCACGTGCGACGGCACCGTCGCGAGCGGCGACTTCATCGACAACACCCGCGGCGACGACTGGGTGAACGACGACATGAACAAGGCCGTGTTCGGGGTCCTCAAGGCCGTGAACAAGGTCCCGATGACGGATGCCGGCGCGGCGCTCGTCGAGGCCGAGATCCGCGGCTCGATCGGCCGCGCGATCGACAAGGGCATCTACGCCGCGACGCCGAAGCCCATCGTCAACGTCCCCAAGGTCGCGAGCATCTCGGCGACCGATCGCGCGCAGCGCCTGCTGCCGAACATCAACTGGTCCGCGACCAGGGCCGGGGCCGTCAACCGCGTGAAGACCACCGGCGTGGTCTCGGTGTGAGGAGCTGACCAGTGAAGAACTACTCCCCCCAGTTCGTCACCTTCTCGTTCCAGGGCATCAACATCATCGGCTTCGCGAAGGGCACCTTCATCGAAGCCGAGCGCGCCGAGGACGGGTTCAAGAAGAAGGTCGGATCGCAGGGCGACGTCGTCCGTGTCCAGAGCATGGATCGCTCGGGCAAGGTCACGATCACGCTCCAGGCGCAGTCGCCCTCGAACGACCTCCTGCTCGCGATCGCGCAGCTCGACGAGGCCACCGGCGCGGCCGTGGGTACACTCCAGGCCAAGGACCTGAACACCACCGGCACGCTCGGTGGCGACCCGCTGATCCACGCGAAGGAGGCGTGGATCATGAAGGTGCCGAAGATCGATCGTTCGGACGACTCGAGCAACTGCGTGTGGGTGTTCGAGTGCGCGGATCTCGACCTGGCGCCGACCGGCGCGATCTTCTGATCGCGGCCCTTTGCCGGCACGAGCACCGTCATCGCCGCCATCGAAAGTTGAACCCGAACTGGACGGTTAGCGCGTCATGATCAAGTCCGAATCCAAGACCATCGAAGGGATTCAGGTGACGACGACGCAGCTTCCCGCGATGCGCGCGTTCAAGCTGTTCTTCCGCCTGGTCCGGTTGATCGGGCCGACGCTCGGAGCCCTCGGCGACTTCGATCCGAAGACGGATCTGAAGGACGTGATGAAGGTCATGAGCCCGGCCTTCATGACGTCGTTCGCTTCGCTGGACCCGGACGAGGCGACCGCTCTCGCGTGCGCGATCCTCGAGAACACCACCGCGTTCCTCCCGGGCCAGGGGAACCTGCAGCTCAACGGGCAGGCCGCCCTCGACGCCGTGTTCTCGGGTCGCATCAAGACGCTGTTGAACGTCGTCGTGTTCGCGGTCCAGATCAACTTCGCGGATTTCTTCGACGGGGTCGCGCCGGCCACCCCGCCGTCCGCCCCAGGGCCGGCAGCAAGCTCGCCAGCGTGACAGTCCCGGAGGAGATCCGGGAGGAGGGCACCTGGCTCTGCTACCGGTTGCTCCTCCTCGGGCACGTCACCTGGACCGAGGTCACCACGACGATGTCGATCGACGACGTCGACATGCTCTCGCGCGCGGTCGCGGCTTGGGACGGTGCCTCGCCGATCGACGAGGACGAGGACTGATCCGTGACGGTCGGCGAACTCTATCTGCTCCTAGGAGTCCAGCTGTCGCCGTCCTGGCGCTCGGCACTCGGCGCCGTGGGTGCGCTCAAGGTCGCGCTCGAGGGCGTTGCGAGCGTCATCACGGGCGCGGCCGACATCGGCACGCATCTCGCGCTCACGAGCCAGCAGACCGGGCTCGCGGTCTCGTCCGTCCAGGAGTTCGGGTACATCGCCGAGCGCACCGGCGTGAACGCGCGCTCGCTCACGATGGGCGTCGGGATGCTCGAGCGCCAGCTCCACCAGATCGAGGAGGGTGGCGGCAAGCGCGCCGCCAAGGCGCTCGCCGAGCTCGGGATCTCCACGGCCGATGTCGCCGACGCGATGAAGCGTCCGGGCGGCGCGGCCGACATGCTCCTCGAGATCGGGGACAAGCTCGCCGCGATGCCGAACACGGCAGAGCGCGCGGCGATCATGATGGAGTTGTTCGGGCGCTACTCCAGTGGCGTCGCGGTCGCGCTCGCGAAGGGGAGCCCCGCGCTACGCGAGATGATCCAGCACTTCAAGGATCTCGGGGCCGAGATCAGCGACGACCAGGTCAGCGCCCTCCAGAACCTGAAGGGGCGCATCGTCGATCTCCACGTGTCGTGGGAGGCGTTCAAGACCAAGGCCGTCGCCGCGCTCGCGCCGCTTCTCGATAGGCTGATCACCGCGTTCACCGACCTCGCGCACGTGGTCGGGGACGCGATGGTGCGCGCGTCCGAAGCGCTGCAGGCGCACTGGGCCACGCTCATCGCAGTTGTCGCCGGGCTCGCGGCCGCGTTCATCGCGTTGCGCGCCGAAGCACTGCTCACGGGCCTGATCTCGCTCGCGCCGTTCGTTCTGCTGGGCGTCCTGATCGGCGCGCTGATCCTGATCGTGAACGACCTGTGGGTCGGCTTCCACGGTGGCCGCTCCGTTCTGCTGGACCTCGCGGACGCGTTCGTGGAGTGGGTGAAGGTCGCGCACCCGACCGTGTACTCGGTGATCGAGGCCGTGGAGAAGCTGGGCCAGACCATCGCCACCATCGCAGAGAAGCTCGGGCTGGTCACGCGCGAGTTCAAGGCGCTGCGCGCTGCGATGAGCGACGACAACAGCCCGGTCTTGAGCAAGCGCCGGATCGAGAACCTGGAGACGCAGCAAAACGAGGCCGGCCAGAAGTTTGCCAACCTCCAGGCCGATCTTGCCACCGCACAGTCCGACCCCACGCGCGCGTACATGATCCCGGCGCTCCAGCAGGCGATCGCGACCCAGGCCACGCGCCTATCGCAGATCAAGACCCAACTCGACGCGGAGAAGGTCCACGCGAACAAGATCGACGATGACTACGGCGATCCCGACAACCACAACCGGTACAGCTTCGAACCTGTTGTCGCGCCCAAGGTCGACACGACGCCGTGGGCGAACGCCGGCGCGTCTCCGATGGCCGCGGGTCCGTCGGTGCACATCGAGAACCTGCACGTCACCGCGGACACCGAAAAGGACGCGAAGGCGATCACCGATGCGCTCGGTGCGAAGCTGCTCGACATCGCCGGCGCGCTCGGGAACGGAATCCCGAGTGGGAAGGTGAGGCGCTGAGTCATGGCCCTCCCCGTAGTCCCCATTACGATCAACGGGTTCTTGATCGACGCTTCGATCCGCGAGGAGCACCAGAAGTCGTCCACGGTCACGGACTACCCCGTCGAGCAGGGTAGCAACATCACGCAGAACGTGGTGAAGCAGCCCGACCGCGTGACGATCAGCGGCATCGTGTCCAACACGCCGCTCGCGAACGTGCTCACGCAGCGCGACGCTACGCTCCCGACCGACGACTTCCTCGCCGCGATGGACGAGCTCCACGAGTCCGGCGAGCCGTGCACGATCACGACGACGCTACGCACGTACGACAGCATGATGCTCGAGGACCTGACGATCCCGGTCGACAGCGCGACCGGGCGCGCGATCGCGTTCACGGCGAAGTTCAAGAAGGTCACGTTCGTCACGAACACGCGTGCCC